CAACACTGTTGTAACACAATATTATGTGGATGGGTCACCACGCCCGATGTCTGGTCTTGGATCTCTAGTTACATTCCAAGCATTTAACGAGGGTGTGCTTACAACAGGTGCAAGAACAATTCAAGCTGCTATTGATATTCAGAAGGCTGCTGCTACAGCTGCACAAACTCCGATGGCTACTACAGTGTTAAAAAATACAGGAGCAGATTTACCACCTGCGGAAGTTCAAGGCTTACTGGCTTCATGGAAGTCCGCTCGTCAGAATCGTTCTACGGCATATTTGACCTCAACTCTTGAGGCGCAGAATATTGGCTTCAGTCCTAAAGACATGATGTACAACGAGGCAATCCAGAATCTTGCAACTGAGATTAGTCGATTGTGCGGAATCCCTGCTTATTATTTGTCAGCAGACCTTAATACATCTATGACATACGCGAACATTATAGATGAAAGAAAACAATTAGTAGCACTAGCCTTTCAGCCATACATCTCAGCAATCGAACAGCGTTTAAGCATGGATGATATATCTACTGCTGGTCACTATGTAAAGTTCGATTTAGATTCTACATTCTTGCGCGTTGAACCTATGGAGCGATTGCTAGTTATAGAAAAGATGCTTTCACTTGGTTTAATTACAATCGAACAAGCTATGCAGATGGAAGATCTAACACCTAATGGAAGCGAAGGCTAATGGAAAACTTATACATCGAAGCCACAATGATTGAGTGCAACGAAGAAAAGCGCGAAATCACCGGCAAGATAGTGCCCTTTGGTAATGATGAAATTGGCAGCACTAATCTTGGATCTTATGCATTTGAGGCAGGATCTATTGAGATTGCAGACCCAACAAAGATTAAGCTCTTATCACAGCATGACATGAAGAAGCCTGTTGGTCGCATGATCTCAGCTGAACAAAAAGAAGATGGCATTTATGCAACCTTTAAGCTAAGCCGTTCACAGGCTGGCACAGATGCCCTCATCATGGCAAGCGAAAATTTGGTTTCAGGTTTAAGCATAGGCGCAGAGATCCTTGCATCTAAGCCATCACGCAACGGACACACAGTCGTAACAGCGGCTAAGTTAAAAGAAGTTTCTCTCGTAACAGAGCCAGCCTTTAAGTCTGCTCAGGTGCTAGAGATCGCAGCAGAGGAAGTTACCCCTGCTGAAGAAAACCCAACTACAGAAAGCGAGACAGCCGTGGAAGATACCACTTCAGCAGTCGAAGCAACACCTGCAGTAGAGGCAGCACCTGTCGAGGCTGCTCGCCCTACTGTAACAGCGATGTACTACACATCTCCAAGAATCGAAATCACAAAGCGTAACTACTTGGAGAACACACTAAAAGCTAACCTTTTTGGTGATGATGAATCTCGTCAATGGCTACGCGCTGCTGACAACGATCAGACAACAGGTGCAGGATTTATCCCAACACCACAAAGCACACAACTACTTAACTTCTTGTCTAACGCAGATCGCCCAATGATTGATTCAGTTTCTCGCGGAACAATGCCAGAATTTGGAAAAACATTTGAGTTGCCTAAGATTACTGAAGTGCCTCTAGTCGATCAGATCGATGAAAATGGTGCAGTTACAGATTCACAACTTGAAGCATCATTTATCACAGTCACAAAGAAATCATTTAAGGGTCGTGCGATCACAACTCTAGAACTTCTAACAAATTCAACACCTGCATTTCTAGATGAGCTTCTTGTTCAGATGGAATACGCTTACGCAAAAGACACTGAAGAATTTGTAACAACTGCTATTCAGGGCGCAGGTACTCTTAACGCAACAGCACAGGCTAACTCAGCAACAGGTTTGCTAAGTTATGTATCAAGTGCAGCGGCAGCTGTTTATTCAGCATCACTTGGTTTTGCTCGCAACATGGTTGTCACACCAGAGCAGTGGGCTAACATCATGTCATACAATGATGCTGGCCGACCAATTTACATCGCTGCAAATCCTCAAAATAATGCAGGAGCACTTTCACCAACAAGCCTGCGCGGTAATGTTGCAGGTCTTGATCTTCGTGTATCTCGTTACATGAAGGGTTCTGGTGGAGTAGGAACAGCAGATTATTCAATGGCTGTTATTAACCCAGATGCTTACACATGGTACGAGGGTGCTCGTCAGCAGCTTCGCACTAATGTTAATTCAGACGGAACTGTAGACATTCTACTGTTCGGTCAGGGAGCACTTGCTACAAAGCTTGCAGCAGGCGCAAACTGGTTCAACCTAACCTGATAACTAGGTAACTAAGTCGCTCTGGGGAGTAGTAGCCCTCTACTCCCCAGAGTCTTTAGAAAGGAAACAAGATGGCTCTCACGACAGTAAGTGAATTACGCTCCACACTTGGAGTCGGCACTTTGTACACAGATGCCGTTTTGCAGGAAGTTTGTGATGCCGCAGATGCAGTCCTACTTCCTATGTTATGGACTAACAGTAATTATGCCGTGTCACATTCCAGCATCGTAGGTGAGGGAACGCTTTACTTTGATCAAGAATTTATAGATACTTATTATGTTGGGCAGACAGTTACAATAACTGGATGTGGCTCTTCCTTTAACGGATCAAAAGTTATAACAGCGGTTACACCTTACTCAATAACGATGGTTACAAATCACGCTGCCATTAAGCCAGTGCATCCTATTGCCCCTTTTGGTAAAGTCACAGCAACAAATTACACAGACTGGACAACAGACACAGCAGTCCAGCAAGCATCTCTTATGATATCTGTTGAAATCTGGCAAGCGCGTACAGCCACCCTTTCAGGCAGTAACGCAGTCGATTTCCAGCCAAGCCCTTACCGAATGAGCGCACAGCTTCTCGCTAAGGTGCGAGGATTGATCGCTCACGCACTTGATCCGCGTTCGATGGTGGGATAATGCCCGTTGCCGTCACTACTCTCAGAACCACATTAGCCACTGCTCTAGTTGATAACGCTAAGTGGCAGACTTTTGCTTTTCCACCTGCAACAGTCCTTGCTAACTCTGTGATTGTTTCTCCAGATGATCCTTATTTAACACCTAGCAACAATCAGCACATCACAATTAGCCCTATGGCTAACTTTAAGATTGTTATGACTGTGCCACTTTTTGACAATGAGGGAAACCTTAACGGGATAGAAGATACTGTTTGTAGCGTGTTCGCTAAGCTCGCAGCATCATCTTTGACCTATAATGTAAGCGCGATAAGCGCACCTAGTATTCTCAACGCTGCATCGGGAGACCTTCTCAGCTGCGAGATGTCCGTATCAATCCTAACGAGCTGGAGCTAAAATGTCCGAGTGGGAAAAAGAAAACGAAGCCTTCCTGATCAAAATCGGGCAGGTAGCACCAACAGCACCAAAGCCAGTAACTACTAAGAAGGACGAGGAATAATCTCATGGCTGTATTTCTAAATAACAAAGTCGGTGTGAAGATTAACTCTGTTGATCTTTCAGACCATGTCACAAGTATTACTCTGAATCGCACATTTGACGAATTGGAAGTCACAGCGATGGGTGACACAGCACACAAGTTCGTTAAGGGCTTGGAAGCATCATCTGTAACAATCGATTTCCTAAACGACACAGCAGCAGCAAATGTATTGGCAACACTACAGGCTGCATGGGGAACAACAGTCACATGTGTATTCCTTCAGGAAAAGGGAACAGCAGTTTCTGCAACCAACCCTCTATACACTGTTTCTCTGTTGATCAACAACACCACAGACATTAACGGCAGCGTTTCTGACATGTCCACACAATCGATTACATTTACTGCTAACTCAACAGTTGCAGTAGCCACTTCAGGCACATTCTAAAAAACTAACAAAGGGGCAAGCTCATGGCAAAACTAAAGATAGTTCGTACAGATGGAAGCGTACTAGAAGGCGAGATCACTCCAGCAGTGGAGTACTCATTCGAGCAGTACGCTAAAAAGGGCTTTCATAAAGCGTTCCGCGATGAAGAAAAGCAGAGCGATGTATATTGGTTAGCATGGGAAGTAACACGCAGGTCAGGTGAAACTGTTAAGCCTTTCGGGATTGACTTCATCGAGACATTACGCTCAGTAACTGTCGAGGATTCAGACCCTTTAGCTTAAAGCGCGATCTTCCGTTCACCTACCTAATTGCTAGGCTAAGCATTAGGTTGGGAATCGCGCCACAGCAGTTATTAGATCTAGATAAGACTATGCTCGATGCATTAGTGCAGGGGCTCAAGGATGAAGCGAAAGAGGTGAGCGATGCCAACAGAGGTAAAAGGCGCAATCGCACTTCGTAAAGCCCTTAGAGAGTTTACACCTGATCTTGCTAAAGAAACTCAGAAAGAAATCGCAGCAATTCTTAAGCCGATTACTGTCAAGGCTCGTGGGTTCATTCCATCTAGCACGCCTTTAAGTGGATGGGCTAAAAGCGGTAATGGCACTTGGGGTAATCGAGTCTGGTCATCTTCTGAAGCCAAGCGTGGTGTTGGCTATAAAACATCTCCTTCAAAGCCTAATCGTTCAGGTTTTCGCGCCCTTGCTCGCATCGTTAATGCTTCACCATCTGGCTCTATATATGAAACTGCTGGTCGATTAAATCCACAGGGCAGACCTCAAGCTCCATTAGTTAAAGTAGTAGCACCTAGTCACTCTAATTTTGGAAAGACAATTCGGTCAGGATCTAAAGGCGAATCTGTCAGCAATAACCCTAACGCTGGTCAACAATTCATCGATGCTATGAGTCGCACTTCACCTATTGTTAATGCTTATCAAAGAGAAACAGGGCAGGCAGGTCGCGCTTCTCGTAAGATGAAGGGTCGCGCAATCTTTCGTGCATGGGCAGAAGATCAAGGCAAGGCTAACGCAGCAGTTGTTAAAGCAATTGAAGATTCTAAAATGAAATTTGAACAGAGAGTGAAGGGCAACTAATGGCAGCAGATGTGAAAATTGATATTGCTGCCGAATTTACTGGCAAGAAGGCTTTTAGACAAGCTGATACAGCAACAGAAAAGATGAGCAAGAATGTCAAGAAATTGGCAGGGGCTTTAGGTCTGGCTTTTGGTGGTCAGCAGATTCTTGCTTATGGTAAAAAAGCAGTTAAGGCAGCAGCAGAAGATGAGAAAGCACAAAAGCAATTAGCCCTAGCTCTTAAGAATGTTGGACTTGGTCGAGATGCAGCATCTTCTGAGGATTACATCCAGAGACTACAAAGCGAGTTCGGCATTCTCGATGACAAGTTGAGACCCGCGTATCAGACACTAGCGGTCGCGACACAGAATACTAGTGAAGCACAAAGACTTCTTAATCTTTCATTAGACATAAGTGCTGCAACTGGCAAGGATTTAGGTTCTGTAACAGGAGCATTGAGTCGTGCATACCTAGGCAATAACGCTGCATTGTCTCGTTTAGGCGTAGGCATCTCAAAGGCAGATCTTAAAGCTGGCAAGTTTGAAGATATCATTGGGCAACTTGAAACAACATTTAAAGGAGCAGCAACACAAGCTGCGAATACATTTCAGGGCTCAATCGATAAGTTAGCAGTTGCATCTGCTAATGCTTCTGAGATTATCGGTACAGGTTTAATCGATGCACTTAAAAATTTAGGTGATCAAGATTCAGTCGATAACCTAGCAACTGCAATGCAGAACACGGCTATTTACATTGCAGATGTTATTCGCGGTATTGGCATACTAGCTGGTCAATTAAACAAAATTCCGGGGTTCAAGAATGCCGGCATTGAAGATTATGTTCAACTCATC